TGGGGGTCTTCTTTCAGCTGAATTGCAATCTGATAAATGCCTTTTTGTTTTGCGGTGACTGCGCCAGCCACGAGACCAGCAGGCCCAAGAAGGGCGCCGCCAACAAGCCCGCGCATCACACCAGAAGACATAGACTTCTTCTGAGATTCATCCACAACAGAATAATCTGCAACGGTGCTTCTGTCTAATGTGATTGCGGGCATCAATCCCATGTCGAGTTGAACTCGACCAAAAGAAAGATTGACCTTCTTTCCGACGTAATCTCCTGCGATAACTGCATTTTTAGCTTTTGCCATAGCAAAACACCTCCTAAAGCTAGGATACAGCATGGCTAACAAAAAATCAACAAGAAAGGAGTGAGAAGTTGGACGTATTTAATCTAAACGCAAAATTAAGTCTTGATACAGCTGATTATGAACGGCAGTTAAACGATGCAAGCGGCAAAACAACATCTTTTTGGGATGTGTTCAGCGGAACGTTTCTTGGAAATGCAGTTTTTGATGGCCTGAAAGCTGTGGGAAGCACGATTGTATCTGTTGGCAAATCGGCAGCAGGTGCAGCTCTCGATATTGGAAAAGCATCCCTGAGCAGTTACGCAGACTATGAGCAGCTTGTCGGCGGCGTAGAAACCTTGTACAAGGACAGCGCAGGTATTATTGAGGGCTATGCAAAGGACGCGTACAAGAACGTTGGCCTGTCTGCAAACGAGTACATGGAGACATCAACATCGTTTGCTGCGGCTCTGGTTTCAAGTTTGGGCGGCGATACACAAAAAGCCGCTGAAATGGCGAACACTGCAATTTCGGATATGTCCGATAATGCGAACAAGATGGGCACTAACATCTCGTCCATCCAAGACGCATATAACGGCTTTGCAAAGCAGAACTACACCATGCTTGACAACTTAAAGCTCGGCTACGGTGGCACGCAGGCTGAAATGAAGCGGTTGATAAAAGAAGCCGCTGCCATGAAGGACACTCAAGCGGAACTTGGCGTAACGGTTGATGCAACCAGTATGTCTTATGCGAATATTGTACAGGCGATTCACGTCGTACAGGCAAACATGGATATTATGGGGACGACCAGTAAAGAAGCTGCAACTACCATCCAAGGAAGTACAGCTTCGATGAAGAGCGCCTGGGAAAATCTGCTTACAGGCATTGCAGACCCAGAACAGGATGTTCAGCAGCTAATCAATAATTTCGTAGACAGTCTTCTTACTGCTGCTCAAAACATTTTGCCGCGTATTCAAGAAATTGTCCCAACGCTGATTAACGCCATGACTGAAATAGGTGCACAGTTGGCCCCTGTAGTCAGCACTGTTATTGAAAGCATGATGCCAACCGTTGTAGAAGGGATAGAGGCACTATTTAACGGCCTTGGATTTTTGGCAGACGAGTTACAGCCAATCATTGATGAATTATTCTCTTTTCTTGGCGATGCGATAGTAAATGCGCTGACAAGCGCAATTGAAAATTCTGATTTTAGTGTAATTTTTGATATTTTTGATGAAGTCAAAGAGGCAGTCAACGAAGTAATCCCTGTTATAGAAGACTTGGCTCCTGCCATTGGCGCGGTTGGCACTGCTATTGCAGGCTGGCAAATTGGAACGAAAATTCAGAAGATGGTAACTGCTTTCGACGAGGCCAAAGTTGCCGTATCTCTGTTCAGCATGGGGCTTTCTGATTCAGAGGTTGCACAAGGCGCTTTGGACGGTACGCTCAAAGGGTCAGAAGTTGTCGTTGGGCTGCTTACTGGGAAAATTGATTTGCTTTCTTTGGCGCAAGGAAAACTCAAGGCTGCGCAGGCTGCACTAAACGCCGTTATGTCAGCTAACCCGATTGCAATCGTAATCACTCTGATTGCGGCTTTGATTGGCGTATTTGCTACTCTGTACGCAACGAACGAAAATTTCAGAAATAAAGTCAACGAAATTTTTGAGTTCGTAAAGACCACTGTTGTTACATTCTTCACAGAGACCGTTCCAGAGGCGATTAACAGTGCGATAGAGTGGTTTCAACAGCTCCCCGATAAAATATCTGAGTTCATGGCAATCGCCGTGCAAAGCATTGCTGACTGGGCTACACAGACGGCGGAAAATGCCCGCCAAGCTGGCAGTAATTTTATCAATGCTGTTGTAGAATTTTTCTCGCAACTCCCGTACAACTTAGGCGTATTTCTCGGCACAGCGCTTGCAAACATCGCAATTTGGGCGGTGGAAACGGCAGAGAATGCGCGGCAGGCTGGCTCCCAATTCTTGCAAAACGTAGTTGAGTTCTTTACGCAACTCCCCGGCAACGTTTTAACGTTCCTGTCTACCACAATCCAGAACGTTATTGCATGGGCTGGGCAAATGAAGTCCAACGCAATCGACGCTGCATCTACGTTCCTGAATAACGTAATTGAGTTTTTTACTCAGTTGCCCGGAAACATTGCAGAGTGGTTTACAAAAACGATTGAAAAAGTCGTAGAGTGGGCCGAAGAATTGAGGAAAAACGGTGAACAGGCCGCAAAAGATTTGCTAGATGCTGTTGTTACGGGCCTTCAGGAATTACCCGGCAAAATCTTTGATTTAGGCGTGAACGCGGCAAAGAGCTTGCTCGAGGGTATTAAGAGTATGGGCGGCTGGCTGAAAGAACAGGTCGGAAATTTCGTAGACGGCATAGTCTCCGGCTTTACCGGCACGGTGCAGACAAACGGCTCCCACGCTGGCGGTCTGGACTATGTTCCCTATAACAACTACGTTGCAAACCTGCATCGCGGCGAAATGGTTCTGACGGCTAAAGAGGCCGACAGCTACCGCAAAGGCGAGAAAAACGCTGTTGTTGGCGGTGTGACTGTTATCCAAAACATCTACAGTCAGGCCAAAACTGCGGCAGAGCTTATGCGCGAGGCGCAGTATGAGCAGCGGCGGGCGCTCATGATGGGTGCAATTTGAAAGAGGGTGAATGATGTACACAGCAAGATTTGTGCGGGATGACGGCGAAACGCTGTATTTCGGCTATAATTACGGTTCTATCGTGAATATAGACCCTCTTTCGGATGTAGATGTAGATGTAGCGCTGTCGCAGGGCTTTCAACAGGTCGGCAAGACCTTTGAGAGCGCGACTGTCGGAGAAATCACGCGGGAAGTCA